CCTACGTCCACCCGGTTACGAACCGGGCTCCGGGGCCCGTGAGTCATCTAAGACCCACGGACTCCACGACGTGTGCCACCCCTTGGAGCATAGGATCGCTTTATATCCTACGTTCTTTTGGGGACAAACCGCAGTGCTGTCGCACCGCGGTTCCACTTCGCTTACGCGATACTCACGTAGAGCTGCATCTTCGTCATCACGACGAGTTGAGCCCATCATCCAGTGGATATAGCCAGCGGCCGAGTCAAAGCCCATGTCCTTCACGATCGGTACTAACCGTTCGCGGGGAGCATGGCCAGTAACAAGGCATGACGTATCCGCAGGATCGACACCACCCCAGAGGAATCTGGGCACGTGCGATGAGTACTTCCGATGGAATGCGAGGAGTTCGGGCGTGGTCATGAAACCATACCCTCTCGCATCCCACTCCATGACTCGGTTTAGAAGCCGAATCAAGTCGGGAAGCGTGGTAATGGGACGCCTTACATAGAAGGGCGTCACGTCGAAGCCCCGTATATAGTGTTTTCCGCAAGACTCGCGGAAATCGCCTCTGAAGTGCGTCTTCTTCTTGTTTGGTTTGAAACCCAGCAAGGAAAGGACGCGCAGGAGACGAGGCACGATCGCACAAGGTGCGATAATGTCATCACCGTATACGGAAACGACCTCGGAACGAAAGCCATTCATATCAGCGACCACTCGCGTGATCGCGTAAAAGATGAGTGACTCAAGTTCAAAGGTGAAGCCGTTGCCCATACTGGAAAACATCTCGAGCTTATGAAGCTCGGAATGTCCCGGTATTTGCGTGAACTTCACGCGAAGGTCGTCTAGCAGTGACCACCACTCGACAGGCAATAGTTGCAAAACTAGAACCTGCGAGATGGTATCACTGGCTGAACTGAGATCGATGGTTGAGAGACCACGTTCCCAGGCAGTTCGAGCGAGCTCTTGGTTGACCGTCTGGTCGTCCAGGTTCACGCCCTTGCGCTTTAAGCGGCTACGAATGTAGTCGCCGCAGGCGCGCTGCATCAGCATATTGAGCTCGGGCTCTTTACAAGCCACGCGATCAATATCCGACTTCTTTGGCACCGTGAAGAGCACACTGTACTCTCGCGTCTCACTCACCGGGTCGTACACTGAGGGGTTGATTAAGCCCTTCAGTGTAGCCAGGTGTTCGTGAGCTGCGGAAGTTATGTGTGCTGTCCCTGTGAGTTTGTGTAAGGCGCTCCTTGCGGAGCGCTTCACACGCGTTGAGGCACCGTTCGTGAATTGGACGTGTGAGAACACGTCTTCGACACTAAGGGGCCCAAGGATATTCCTTACGACCTTTCGGACGCGATGGATTAGCTTACCATACGTCGTCCATCCAATGTCTGTGTCCTGCAGTTGACAAAACTGCAGGCGAGCATTGGTCCGGTCGTTCAACGACTCAGCATCGAGCCACTTCTTAATGGCACGATCGCGGCGAACCTCCGGTGGATCAGTATCCTTCCCGACGAACTTCGAAAGAAGCTCCTCAAGAAGGTAGTCTCCGGCCCTACTGTCTTTAACGCTGTGAAGCGCGGACAGGAGGTCGGAC